TATTACAGGAGATGGTCAGCAGAATACAGGGGGAACGCAAAAGTATAAAGATGACTACCTCGAAGGAGCCGGGGAAGGATTTACCGGATTCTGATGTTTGCCCAATATGCCACGGTACAGGGTGGGTGTACTGGTGTGACGAGGAAGGCCGGGAAAACGGATACAGATGCGATTGCGGGCTGGTAGAACGACAGATAGCAGACAGGAAGCTTGAATTTGCGAACATACCAGAAGCATTTAAAAACCTGGATATCCGCTCCTTTGACCTTGGGGTATACAGGAAGAATGAGAGCCAGAAGATAATCAGGAACACGGGAGCAGCAATTAAATACTATCTGGAAAACCTGGAAAGGATGCGGAAGGACGGGATGGGACTGTACTTGTATTCTGGGACCAAGGGGTCAGGCAAGACACGGATGGCCGCCAGCATAGCAAACGAGATGGTCAGTACATACAGGACGCAGGTTAAGTTTGCCGGTTCTATGCAGATTATCAATGAGATTAAGGCCACATGGGATGATAAGGACAGAAGTGAGAGTGACTTGCTAAGAGCGTTATCCACTGTCCAGGTCTTGGTGATAGATGATTTCGGAACAGAGATTCCAAAGGACTGGATAGGAGAACGGTTTTACAGCATCATAAATGGACGGTACCAGGACAAGCTGATAACGATGTATACCAGCAATCTAAGCCTGCAGGACTTGCGATATGATGACAGGATAACCAATAGAATCAAGGAGCGTACCTTCCAACTGCCATTTCCGGAAGAATCCGTCAGGGAACTGATAGCAGAGCAGAACCGGAAAGCGCTTATAGAAGGAATGAGAGGATAGGAGTGGGGAGTTGAAGGAAATACATAAAAAAATCCTGGTGTTTGTAAAGCAATACATGTTCGAGCATGATTATCCCCCACAACCAGAGAAATAGGGGACGGGGTAGGATATACGTCAAGCTCTACTATCTGGGGATATCTGCGGGATATGAAAGAGATAGGGTTGATTGATTATGTGGATGAATGCCCTAGAACTATAACAATACCCGGAATGCATTACACATGGGATACCAAGGATAACATTCAGGCAAGGGGGAATTGAATTGCCAGATAACAAAATGAAAAATCAATATAGCGAGAATTCGGAACGTCAAAGAATGGCAGCGATTAAGGAAATGGAGAAATACCCATCACCTATGACTAAAGCATTTCTTCGACCGGCATATGATAGGACTGAAATATGTCCTGATTTTTCTAGGCGTCCAAGTAATCAAAACACGTATTTAGCGGAGGAACGAGAATGAAAAAATATTTGGAAAAAGAAAAAGCAATCGACACATTAGCAAGACTGTATGAGCGCATAAAAAGAGAAGAACATGACCAGGAAGCGGCTAATGGAGTTTGGCGTGCAATGGAAGCTATTGCGGCCCTGGGCGATGCGTGGATTCCCGCTTCGGAACGGCTCCCAAAGAAACCAAAAGAAAATCCGCTATATGATAACAAGCCATTGGAGATATATTTAGTGTCTGTCAAAAATACAGACTGTGTGATTAGGGCATTTTGGAACGGAGTATCATTTACTGATGGGTGGGAAAAACTGGACGTGCTGGCCTGGATGCCATTACCGGAACCATATAAGGAGGAGAAGGAATGAAGTATGACAAAGAAAGATTTGAATGGTTGCCGTACGAAAAAAAGATGGGTTTAATAGAGCGGGAGTTAAGTCTGGAAACTCATAATGCGACAACAAGAGCGGATTTGCTCATGCTTTTGGATTGGGAATACAAAAAGATAAAGGAAGATGAAAAAAGGATTGAAGATGCGATTGCTCATTGCTATATGACCAAATTTGAATATCCAGGGATGGAAGAAGGCTTATGTGCCGGATTAAGAACCATGGATGGGGATGGAGAACCCTGTGAAATATGCAAAGAATGCCGTTTGCATTACCAGTATGATGAAATGCATAAGGAGGCAGAGGGACTGAGTGAACATAGATAAAGTAATGGAGGATATTAAAAACGGAACTATCGAACACGATTTGAAAATACTACCCGAGTATTTTGATGATGTTCAGTCTGGAAGAAAGAAATTTGAGTTGAGGAAAAACGATAGGAATTATCAGCCAGGAGATATTTTCGTACTCAGAGAGTGGAATGGAAAGTATACAGGTAGGTTTTACATAGGATCAATCGGCTATGTGCTTGAAGACTGCATAGAGCATGGATTGATTCCAGGATACTGTATTTTTTGTTGGTAAAATCGTTATTTTGAAAACTAAGAAGGTGAGAAAATGCTTGAATTGGTTCCGGTAAGTTTGAAAGAAGCAAATGCCTTTGTGGAGCGACATCATCGACACCATAAGCCCGTTGTAGGACATAAATTTTCCGTGGCGGCAGCGGAAGAAGGTGAAATCGTGGGAGTTGCCATTGTCGGACGCCCGGTGAGCCGGTACCTGGATGACGGATGGACACTGGAAGTCAACAGGTTATGTACAGATGGTACACATAATGCTTGCAGTTTCCTTTATGCTGCTGCATGGAGATCCGCCCGAAACATGGGATATAAGCGATTGGTCACTTACATACTGGACACCGAAGCAGGGACAAGCCTCACGGCAGCAGGATGGAAATGTGTCGGTGAGGCCGGGGGAAAGCGTTGGACCGGAGAGCGGCGCCCGGAGGTGGATTTATACCCGGCGCAGATGAAACTTAGGTTTGAAGTCAGTGAAAATTAACATTTACATTTGAAAAATGGTCTTGTGTTAAACTTTTCAGATATGACAATTAAAGAAGAGGGGATGGGTACAGAGTGGGAGTCAAAATACTATTTCAGAGATTGAGATGTAAACATTTAAATAAGAAATGTTTAACTAATTTTGGTGGAGATATGATTAATGTAGTTAGTAATCACAGACATATCTATCGTAGTGCATGGGAGTGTGAAAACTGTGGAAAGATCATATATAGTGAAAAGCTGGAACCAACTTGCAAAATTACTAATTGGACATTGGAGCGGTAGAAATGCAAATTTCAAGGCGAAGAGAAGGAGAATAGTATATTAACATTCAGAGGAGATAGCAAATGCGCGAATATTAGGATTTATCGGCCGACTGCTGAGTGTCGGAGAAAGAAGGGAATATGGGAAGTCAAGAATTTTTAAATATCTGTAAAGCGAAAATAGCAGCTTATTTTAATGAGCATCGTGAAAAAACAGATAATTTTGATATTACAGTAAATGATGTGTATGTGGTTTGGTATTGCAAGACCTTACAGAACCATAAGGCATTGTTGTCAACAACTGCGACTGATGGAATGTACTACGAAATGACATTTAATGGCGATATGAACGAACTGTACATGGATGCTTATAAAAAATGGCAGAACATCGGTTTTGATATGTAACATACGAAATTAACATTTATGAAAGGAAAAAATTATGAGAATAAAGATGGCAGAAATCATTATTGAGGGTGATGGGGCAGATTTGATGGACTTGGAACAGCGCATTGTTTCGGAACTTGAAAATGGGGATGGCAAAAGAAAGTATGAAACTCACGTGAAACGATATCGCACTAAAAGAGGATTTATTACAAAGGAGAAAATCAAGGTGTTTGGTGTAAATTAAATTTCGGGAAGGACTGTATGGAATGAAAAAAATAAAAGAGTTCATGTGTGGCTTGTTCGGACATTGCTTCCGGGAACCATCAAGCAGTGAATACAATTCAAAAACGCATGAGATAACGGTATCACAGACATGTAGCCGATGTGGGAAAAAGTTTTCCTTCACGGCGCATGAATCGAAGTTTGGTCTGTGAAATTAACATTTGGAGGTGAAACGATGACCAGAGAAGAAATAAAAAACATGAAAGAAAATGCGCTTGCGTCCTGTACTACTTTAGATACCATGAGGGATTTTGTGGTGAGGGCATGTGACGCATTACTTGAAGATAGTGTTATGCAGTCTTATTTTAAGGTGGAGAACTGGTTATACGGAGATGGTGGAAAGAAGCCAGTAGAAATACAGAGTGCCATGTTATGGGGCGCGCTGATGGTGGCGCATCACCATGGAGACATAGACTGGGATAGAATGCGGGAGATGTACGGAGAGTTTATGAGCAAGAAAATGGACTTACGTTAGTCAGCAAAACTGACATTTGGAGGATAAAAAGTGATTAAAGAATATATTACAACTCCCCAGTCATTAGCATTAGCCGCGATGATGTTCACATGGGGATTAATTATATCCATCAATAGTAAAACGTTGCTATCTGCAATAAAAGTACTGTGGATTTTTTGCATGGTAGTACTGTGGGCATTAACGTAAATTTCTGGGAGAACCGGAGGAGGGAATTGCATATATGAATGTCAGTAGATTCATTGAAAAAGTAGATGAGAAGAAAAGAGAAATATTAAAAAAGTCAAAATTAAGCAATGCTGAATTGCATATGTTTATGGCTGGTATGAATTCAGCAATGGAGACGATTAAAGAAGGCGGCGGTGATTGCTGTGGTTGGATACCAGTAGCAGAGCGGTTGCCGGAAATAGGGGATACTGTGTTGATTACCCTGTGGGATAGGGATGTGACCATTGGCACATGGTATGGGTATAGATGGGGAACGCCATTACGTTATGACGAGGATGTGTTGGCTTGGATGTCTTTACCGAAACCATTTAGTCAGCAAAACTGAAATTTTCTAAACATAAGAAAAAACAAATTGAGGAAAAATTATATGCACAGAATAAAAACTGAGCGGTGGACACCCGCCAAGATGATTCCACCGCTCCCGTAAATACGTCTGAGTATATCATACCTTACTCAGACGTGAAAATCAATACGAATGAGGAGGATATAATTATGAGTACACAGACAATAAAAGCTGAAATAATCAACAATGTACTGGTAGCAATGTCCTTATATATCATGGAGCAGCAGACTCTTACCATTCTTCAAAATGTAATGCAGCAGGAATTAGTAAGGGTGAATATGGAGGAAATAACTACACTTCCAGCAGAAAGAAAGGATGATATAAGCCAGAGGAATCAGTACATAATACAGTTATTCCTGATAAAAAAGCGTGATTTGGCAAGAGGAACCAAAGAAAACTATCTTAACGCCATACGAAGATTGCTGACAGAGATAAGCACAAAATCACTGGACCAGATGGATACCACGGATATTGATTGGTATTTATCGCGGTATGAAATCAGAAATGTGTCCAGTGGAGGAAAGAAAAACCAGCCTAGCACCTATAATAACGAGCGCCGATTTCTGTCAGCCTTCTTTACATGGATGCGCCTTGAAAAATTAATTACAGACAATCCAGTAGAACCTATCCCAGCTAAGAAAGTACCAATTAAACCGATTGATTACTACAGTCCAGAAGAATCAGCAAGGTTAAGGGATGCGTGCAAAAATATCCGAGAGAGGGCATTGATGGAGGTATTGCGCAGTACTGGGGCCAGGATAGGGGAGATTGCGGAAATAACTCTGAACCAGATAGACATGAGAACCGGCGATATTTGGATACAGGGAGAGAAAGGCGGAAGATATCGGACTATCTATCTGGATGATGATGCGCGGCATTATTATGGACTGTATTTGGACAGCAGAAAAGATGATTGTCCATATATGTTCCCGCGCTCCAGAAAACCGTATGGAAAGATGACTACCTGTGGATTTCGGGCGATATTGAAAACCATAAGAAAGAGAACCGGCCTAACATGTCGGGTATATCCGCATAAGTCACGTAAGACGCTGGGAATGAATCTGAAAAACAGAGGAGTTGATATTGGGACCATACAGGAAATTATGGGACATGCTGACCCAGGAGTTACGGCACGTTATTATGCACAGTCTAACCCGCGCACTCTTCGTTCAGTAAGAGAAAGAGTTAATGTGTAGGAAGGAGGGCTATGAGGACCAGGGACAAGAACTATAGTGATTATGGCATTACCGATGATGAAGCCAAACGCATAAAAGAATACTGCCAGACCGCCAGCGTAGAAGATAAGCTTACATTGTTCCAGTGTGCTATATCCTCGGCTCCTGGACTGGAGGTGGAGATATACGAAAGCCTTGTAAGTAATATCGGATATGACAAGCTGAGTAAGCGAAAGAATATACCAATTAAGCGGGATGATTTTTACGGATATCAAAGAAAAACGCTGGATGAATATAGGCGGTTAATGACGTTGTTCGGGAGGTGGAAAGGATGACAATTGGTCATATAAAAGCAAGTGAGTTATTACGAATTGGTGATAGCATTCGCATACTAAGAAAAAATAAGGGTTGGACGCAAAAAAAGCTTGCTAGCGAAAGTGGAATTCACGAAGTACAGATTCGTAGATATGAAAACAACCATTCACTTCCCAGAGATGAACAATTGCAAAAGCTTGCAAATGCTTTAGGAGTAGAAAACGATTTTTTCACACAAATGGAGAATATATATGGCAGGAATCAATGATTACATAAGAATAGGAAAAAGAATGAAACAAGCAAGGATAAAAACCGGTATTTCACAAAAGGAAATGGCAATAAGACTTGGATTAGCTCTCTCTTCTTACTCAAATTATGAAAATGAATACAGGGAACCAAGCATTAACTTGATATATTCATTTTGTAAGGAAGTTAGTATGACGATAGATGAATTGATACGGATGGAGTTTATGACAATTGGTAAAAACTTCAAAATGAACATTGATACTGGAAAACAGATAAAAGAAGCAAGAGTAAAAGCAAAATTAACACAAGAAAAGTTGGCACAAAAAGCAGGAATTTCTGTTTTTACCTTACAGAAATATGAATCAGGCGACCGAAATCCCAAAATTGAATCATTACAAAAAATAGCAAATGCGTTAGGTATTTCAATTACTCAATTTAAAAGTATGTAAAAATGTGGGGACGGTTTGATTACCATACGCATGGTAAAATTAGTATAGGACTATTATACCGTGTGAAGCACAAAGAATAAGGGGTGGTGATTGTGGCTTCCAGATTAACAGATAAACAGAAAAAGAAAATAATAGCTGATTATGTGGAATCTGGAAGCTATCGTGCCACAGCAAAAAAATTCGGTGTTTCAGATAACACAGTAAAAAACATATGCGCAAAAAGTGCAGATATTGCGCAGAAGTGCGCACAAAAAAAAGAACAGAACACAGCCGATATGTTGGCATATATGGATTCCAGGAAAGAACAAGCACAGGGGATTATTGATAAATATCTTGAAAAGCTGGCGGACCCGCATAAGCTAGAAAATGCTACTATCTCCCAAATTGCAACAGCAATGGGGATAGTAGTTGATAAGTTTATGGATAATGCAAAAAAGGGAGAAAATGCACAAGGGGTCACTATACTGAATGATATACCAAAACCGGAGAAAGGGAATGATGATGCATGAGTGACATAATAAATCTGACTGATGTAATCGCCCCATCCTTCTATGACGTTCACTGGGATATTCTGGACGGTAATCATACATATTACGACCTGTATGGCGGGCGAGGTTCCGCAAAGTCCTCTTTTATATCCGGGGAAATCGTACTGGGAATAATGGATGACCCACAGGCCAATGCTGTCATATTCCGAAAATACGCTGTTACAATTGGAGAATCAGTATTTGAGCAGATACAGTGGGCCATAGATGCACTGGGAGTAACGGAATTATGGGAATCCCGTACAAGCCCATACCGATTTGTTTATAAGCCGACAGGACAAAAAATAATATTCCGTGGACTTGACAAGGCAAAGAAAACAAAATCTATAAAAGCCAGTAAAGGATACTTTAAATATCTATGGTTCGAGGAACTGGACGAATTTGCAGGACCGAAGGAAATACGAACTGTTGAGCAGTCAGTATTGCGTGGTGGCAGCAAGTTTGTTGTGTTTAAATCCTTCAACCCGCCTATCAGTCAAAGCAACTGGGCGAATCAGTATGTAAATACTCCAGACGATAGCGCGTATAGGCATAAAAGCGATTACCGTTCTGTTCCGGTTGAATGGCTGGGAGAAATGTTTATTGAACGCGCCGAACATCTTAAAGCCACCAATGAGCGGGCATATAACCACGAGTATTTAGGTTTGCCGGTTGGGCTTGGCATAAATATATTTGATATGCTGGAGATTAGAACAATCACGGATGAAGAAATACAGAAATACGAAAGCATATATCAAGGGCAGGACTGGGGATGGTGGCCTGACCCTAAAGCATTTATTCGTGCAGCTTATGTGCCAAACAAAGAAAAGATTATCTTATTAGACGAATTGGGAGGATGCAAAATCCGAGTAAAAGAAATGGCAAAACAAATCAAAAAAGCTGGATACGATGACTATATGATATACTGCGGATTGGATGATGATGAATTTGTTATAGATTTTCGAGATGCGGGACTTCCGGCCAGGGATGCGTCTGCTGGACCTGGAAGCAGAAAATATACATTTGAATGGTTGCAATGCCGTACAATTGTTATAGACCCGGCACGTACACCGCGGGCATACAAAGAAATCATAGAATATGAGCATGAGGTTGACAGCAACGGTGAAGTGATATCGGATTACCCGGATGGAAACGACCACTGGATTGATGCACTCCGCTATGCTACAAGCCCATTATCAATGAGAAGGGGAAACAGCGCATGACAGAATATAGCAAAAAGCGAATAGGACAATTTCTAAAAAAGTATGTTGATATTTCCCCTGGTCATTCATACACAGAAGAATGTGTTATACGGCAAGGAATAAATGAACTAACATCAAACTGCATCTATACACCTAAAGGATTGCAGAGACAGATATTAAAGGAACAATTGGTATTGTTGCCTTTAAGCTATATTGAAAATTGTGCAAAATACAGGTGACTAAATGGGACTAATAACATGGGCTAAAAAGGTGATAGGAATGATATTCAAGCGACAGGCAGAAGAAGATTTTAATGTTGAGTCAGTGGTATCCCCGGAGATGGAAAGCAAGATTGCAGAGTGCTCCAATATCTACCGGGGTACGCCATATTGGGTAAATGCTGACGATAACGTTAAGACAATCAATTTTGCAAAGGCTATATGCTCCGAGACGGCCCGCCTTGCTACCCTGGCAATCGGAATACAGATTGATGGGAGCGCGCGGGCGGCATGGCTCCAGGAGCAGATTGATAAGATATATTTCCAGATTCGTCACTGGGTAGAATATGGTATGGCCTACGGCACAATCATCCTTAAGCCAAATGGTAAGGGATTGGACATATTCACTCCAATGGATTTTATCATTACAGACTGCGACAATGAAGGTATATACGGAATCGTATTTAAGGATAGCTACAGCGAGAACGACAAGTATTATACCCGATTTGAGTATCATAGGTTTGTCGAGGTCAAGGATGGGGAAAACACCTATTACCCATATTACATATCCAATAGAGCCTATGTGTCCCGCTCTGCAAAAAGTGTGGGGGACCCGATAGCATTAAATAGGACTAAGTGGTCCGACTTACTTCCAGAGACTCCACCTATACTTAAAGCAAACAACGAGAAAATAGATGGTCCCATGTTTGGCATACTCCGCACTCCACAGGCTAATAATTTAGATATTTCATCACCTTTGGGATTACCAATATATGCCGAGGCCATAGAAGAATTAAAGGACCTTGATATAGCATACAGCCGAAACGTGGGTGAAATATTTGACAGTGAGAAGATTATATTGGCAGACGACCAGCTGATGTTTGGAAGCGGTACAAAAATTAAAGGCCGTTATGCTGGCATGAGCAATGAAAAGCTTCCTCATTATGTTAAAAATGTTTTTGGAAATGGAACAGAGTCTTTCTATCAGGAGATTGTTCCATCGTTGAATACTGATATCAGAATTACCGGAATAAACAACCTACTCTCATTTGTGGGATTTAAGTGTGGATATTCCAATGGGTATTTTGTGCTTGATGAAAAAACAGGAATGGTCACAGCCACACAGGTAGAGGCTGACGACAGGAGAACCATACAGCTAATCAAGGATGTGCGCGACAAACTGGAAAGTTGTCTTGACGGGGCAATATATGCGCTCAATGTATATGCTGACCTGTACGGATTGGCACCAGCCGGAAACTACGAAATAACATATGATTTTGGGGACATTACATACAACCGTGAAGAGGACCGGGCAAGATGGTGGCAGTATGTTGTGCAGGGAAAGGTGCCGGCCTGGATGTATTTTCGGAAGTTTGAAGGATTATCCGAAGAAGATGCAAAGGCTATGGTGCAGGAAGCACAGCCGAAGGATGGACCTAGGATGTTTGAGGAGGAATAAATTGAGAAGCTTATTAATTTGGATAGTATTCAATATACCACTTGGTCCATTTGCCCCGAAAGTATTTGAATGGTCGATTAGACATAAGGGAAAGAAGGAAGAGTAAATGTTAAGCCCTGATTACCTTGCAAGAATCGCAGAAGGAAGCGAAGAAATAGCCTCCCAGCTTCATATATACATTATCCGTCAGATAATAGACCGCATGATGATGCGCATAGGCCGCGGCGATGATTACTTACTCACCTCCTCTGACCGATGGCGAATACAGATATTGCAGGATGCAGGATATCTGCTGGAGGACATAACGGCAGAGTTATCCAAAATCACTAATCGACAGGAAAAAGAAATCAAGGCCGCAATGGAAGAAGCGGGAGTCAAGGCCCTGGAATACGACCATAAAATATATGAAGCTGCTGGCTTGTCTCCAACACCGCTTACCCAATCACCGCAGCTTATCCGACTGATGGAACGAAACATGGATGCAACAATGGGAGAGTGGGAAAACTATACCAGAACGACCGCAGAATCCGCACAAAAGCTTTTTATAAACGAATGTGATAATGCATACCACCTTGTATCTTCTGGGGCTGTATCGTACACACAGGCTGTCAAAGAAGCAGTTAATAATGTGGTATCGGGCGGAGTGATAGTACACTATCCTTCGGGCCATAAAGACACCATAGAAACTGCCACAGCGCGCGCAGTACGCACCGGAGTAGCCCAGGCTACAGGCGATATCTCTATTAAGCGTATGGAAGAAATGGACTGGGATATCATACTGGTGTCGGCGCACATCGGGGCCAGAACCGGGGACGGAGGGCAGAATCCGGGCAATCATTTATGGTGGCAAGGGCAGTTTTACAGCAGGACTGGAAAGGATAAGCGCTTTCTTCCATTTTCCCAGACTGGATACGGAACAGGCGAAGGGTTATGTGGATGGAACTGCCGTCACTCCTTCGGAAGCGGTGATGGGGTAAACAATCCATACAAAGACATCCAAACCGCAGACAATTACAAGGTTGAGCAGCTGGAGAAGCGGCAGCGAACGCTTGAACGGCGCATCAGAAAGACCAAACGCGAAGTTATGGGGATGCAAGAGGCCGTGGATAAATGCAAGGACGATTCAGCTAAATTTGAAATGCAGCTTGACCTTGACCGCAAGTCGTATCTGTTACAGCGGCAGAATAAGGCATATAACGAATTTTGCAAAGAGAACGACTTACGCACCCAGCAGGAACGGTTACAGATTGCCAGATGGAACCGGGAGCAGGCGGCAAATGCTAGGGGCGCAGCACGGCGGTATCAGAATGCGAAAGGAAAAGAAGAATGAGCAGATGGAAATTATTCAACCCTAATCCACGCAATCAGCGTGTGGGGGATTGCCCCATCCGGGCTATAACAAAAGCCCTTGACAGCGACTGGGAAACGGTATTTGCTGGTGTAACTGTCTGCGCCTGTGCTTTATCTGATATGCCATCTGCAAACCATGTATGGGGGTCCTACCTACGACAGAATGGATTCAAACGGTACATAGTGGATGACCACGGACAAGATGTATACACGGTCGAGGACTTTTGCCAAGATAATCCTATGGGAACATACATTTTAGCAATTACAGGGCATGTGGTGTGTGTGCAGGACGGTTATTACTGGGACACATGGGACAGCGGGAAGGAAATACCAATATACTACTGGGAAAGGCGATAACTTATGAAAACATTAAACTCTATTATGGTTGTATGCGGTTGGCTTATTACTCTTGGAGGCGCAGGAGCCGTAATATACAAATTGTTGCATCCAGCATTTAAGCTAAAAAACCGAGTGGATAAATTAGAAATAAATGTGGAAAAGGATTATAAATCTATCCAAGAAATAAGAGATATGCAATCTCTTTTGTGCCAAGGAATGAAAGCATTAATTGATAATCGTATAACCGGTAACAACATAAAGGGTTTAAAAAAAACCAAAGAAGCTATGATAAAGCATTTGTCAGAGGGTATTTAAGGAGCGTTGCTTTGAAGGTATATGACTTTACAGTGCCAGAACTAAATTATTTTCGTACATATTGCAACTTTACAGATGAAGAGCGGGCGCTGTTTGAGTACCGGGCTAAAAATTATCCTTTAGAATATTGCGCTGAACTGATGAACGTAAGTGTATCCACAGTCAAGAGATTAAGCAGAAAAGTAAACAACAAAATCATAAGGGTGTGTTAATAAGGGAGAAAACAATTTGAAACAGTTTGCAGATGAAAGTGAGTTAATTATAAATTGTGGAAGAACACCCACGCGGGGGAATTGGGTGTCTGTAAAATGGAATGGATTTGAAATAAAATTATCAGACAATGACCAAGTTGCTATTTCACAGCAAGCATTAAAAGATATGTGTATAAAATGCTTAACCGAATTGTTTGGATGATTTTGGATATTAGAATACTTTCGTGATACTTTTATAAGTCTTTGACGAACTGTCAGAGGCTTATTTTTTATGGGATAATTGGATTATAAAAGAACGGAGGGGATATAATGCCGCAACCATTTATCAATCCAAACTATCTGAATACATATCCAAACGCATACCCATATCAACCACAGATGCAACCACCTATGGACCGATTGCAGCAGCTACAGGCACCATACCAGATGCCGCAACAGACGCAGGTTCCACAGGTCCCGCAGACCAACCAGGGAATATTATGGGTGCAGGGTGAGGCCGGGGCAAAGTCGTATTTAGTAGCGCCCAGCACATCTATATTGCTGATGGACAGCGAAAATGAGTATTTTTATATTAAGACAACCGATGCGGCAGGGATGCCAACACTCCGCACTTTTGAGTATAAAGAGATTGTAAATGGTCAGAAAAAGGAATCTGCACCGGCTGAAAATCTTGACGAAAAGTATGTTACCAGAAACGAGTATCAGGATTTAAAGGCAAAATATGATGAATTATATGGCCTTTTAGAATCCAGCACAGCGCCAAGCGGAAAGGGGAAATAATATATGAATCCATTGTTTAGCATGTTGGGCGGCGGCTCACCAATGGGCGGAATGATGCCTGGAATGGGTGGGGGAAACAACCCAATGCAGATGATTCAGAAGTTTATGGAATTTAAAAACAATTTCAAAGGGAATCCCCAAGAAGAAGTACAGAAGATGCTACAGTCCGGGCAGATTACCCAGCAGCAGTTAGACCAAGCCCAGCAGATGGCACAGCAGTTTCAGCAGATGCTTGGAGGCATGAAAAAATAGTACATAAATCAATGCGCATGATTTTGTAAATAAATTTAAAGGAGTAAATATTTATGGAAAGTGGTTACTCTTTAGCGGACATTGCAGCCGCTACAGGAAACGGAAATAACAGAAATGGTGACGGTATGTGGGGCGATTGGATTTGGATTATCGTTCTCTTCCTGTTCGCCGGGGGAGGCTGGGGCAATGGCTTCGGCGGCAACGGTGCAAATGGAGCGGGACTCCAGGGTCTTGCTACCAGAGCAGATATCAATGAGGGCTTTGCTTTGAACGGTATAGAAAACGGAATTAGGGGTATCCAGCAGGGTATCTGTGACAGCACATACGCGCTGAACAACACTATCACCAGCGGATTCAACGGTGTTGACCGCAGCTTATGCCAGATGGGCTATCAGCTCCAGGATTGCTGCTGCCAGACACAGCGCGCAATTGACGGCGTAAACTACAATCTGGCAACACAATCATGTGATACCAGAAATACAATCCAGAACGCCACAAGGGATTTACTGGATAACAACAACAGCAACACCAGGGCTATCCTTGACTTCTTAACCCAGGACAAGATTTCCAGTCTCCAGGCAGAAAATCAGACCCTTAGGTTCCAGGCAAGCCAGACTGCCCAGAACGGCTTTATTGATGCAGTGGGTAACACCATCGTTGCACAGCTTCGTCAGCCGCAGCCTGTACCGGCTTATACGGTTCCAGCGCCATATCCATACGCATCTAACTGCGGTTGTGGATGCAATACTGGATGCGGATGCTAAATCGAAACGAGCAGTTTTATGATAATCTTGCTTTGTATGCAACTGCATTGCAAATGATAGATTTGCTTTTGCTTGTTAGCGATGTGTCAAATAATGATATTATGGAAGCACTACAACAGCAGAATAAGGAGTACATGGAGAAGATTATCGACCAAAACAACCGTATATTGCGTATCTTGTCCGAAAAGGACATGTCTACTGAATAGTAGTATTACACACATGGAGGGGTAGGCACAGGCTTGCCCTTCTGTGCATATAAGGAGGATTTTATTATGGCAGATTTTGTAACTGCTGGCACACAGACTGTTGAAGTCAATGGAAGTGTACTGTTTGCGGCAAACCGGGTATATTCCTGTAATTGCCCAAATATAAGGCATGAGCCACTTTCTGGAAGAGTGGTTTTACTTCCTGGCCTGTACCGTGTAGGCTTTAACGGAAACTTTTCCGCAGCTGCGGCAGGAGATGTAATTTTTGAAATACAGCAGGACGGCGAAGGCATTCCTGGTGCAAGAATCCAGAACACAGTTGCCGCTGGCGCAACAATCAATGGAGCAGCAACTGTAGAAGTAAGGGTGTGCAAACCATGTTGCGCTACCTTATCGGTAAAAAACGTTGGAGCCACAGCGGCGACAGTATCAGACGCTAACCTTGTTGTTAGCAGAATAGGTTAAGGGGGTAAGGCTATGAGTTATAAGATGATGCAGAATATCCATGAAGAGCTGGATAAGATTGCGGAAAAGGGCCTGAACACTAGCAACCTTGAAACCGCATACAAATTGATAGACATGTGGAAAGACATGGAGAATGTGGAGTACTGGAAGTGCAAAGAAGAGTACTACAATCAGGTAATGGACGAAATGGACGGCGGAGAATACAGCGAAGCGCGTCGCAAGCGCGACAGCATGGGACGTTATAGCCGTGCTGATGGAATGTCGCAGGACTATGATAGTGACAGTTCTTATCGCGGCACACGTGGAAAGCATTACGTCAGAGGTCATTACAGTCGCGCCACTGGACCGGCCTATGACGACTACATGAATCAGAAGCAGAGCTACAGAAGCGGCGGGAAAGATGAGGATTGCAAGCGGCGTATGCTTGCAGCCCTGGAAGAGCATATGGACGAACTGACAGAAGAATTAGGCGAAATGTCCAAAGATGCCGACTGCCGGGAAGAAAGAGAAACCATGAAAAGGTATATTGAAAAGCTTCGTAATATGATGTAATAAAAAGGCGGTGGGAATAATCCCGCCGCCTTTTATTTGTATTATAATCGAAATCACTTTTTGCTTTTTCGCTCATTGTACCATTTTAAAAAATCTCCAAATATCTGATTTTCGGCAGTTTCACGCGCTTTAATAGCCTCTTGTTTGTTTGCAAAGCTCCCAAGATAAAAGCGTTTTCCTTGAAAGTATATGTAAGCAATCCAAGTATCTGATTTACCTTTCTGGCGATGTAAAGATACTCCTCTATGCCCAGACGATGTATTTGACTGGGGCTTTTTAGAGGTAATGCGGGATATGTTTGTTCCCAAAACTTGACCGACCTTATCAGGCAATGGCCTGTTTTTAAGATTCCTGGCTTTATAGCAACCGCATGAAATAATTTCTCCACCAGTAACTAGACCAATACGCCTTATAATATGCTTCCCGCATAGGATGCATTCAAATTCCCACAAATAGCTTCCGTTCTTCTTATCTCCGGTACACCTAATTGCCTTAAGATATCCATATGTTTGTCCCGATATATCTTTTTTTGGTGCCATACTATCTCCTATATTAAATCATCCACCTCACAGTCAAGGGCTTTTGCCAATGACAAGGCATTACGCAGGGTCATGTTGCCAAGGTCCCTTTCTCCAGATTCAAATTTCTGTATCTGACGGATATTCATTCCTGCGGCGTCAGCTACTTGCTGCTGGGTCATTCCGGCCAAAGAACGTTGATACAATAGTTTGTTGATATTATTGTTATGGCAATCCCTGCCGTAACTGGATGCGGAGCAGGCCCCACAAAGTCCATCTGTCCTAATACAATCTGGGTATCTTCTCATGATTTCCTCCATTATTTTATGATATACAGCACTTCCGCATCTTTTAAAATAACTTCCCCCGCATCAAAACCGTACTCATAGTTATAGCCTGCAATCAGAGCAATGTAGGAACCAAAATATCCGTTACCCTTAAGAGATTTGGCGGCTTCTGGAGCGTTTAAATCAATGGCGCATACACCGTTCAGCTCTTCATCTGTTTCCTCTTCGTCAAGCCACACCTTTGAATTGTGGTCCATAGTGCCGAGTTCGAAGGGCTGTTCCTGAATGCGGATTCCAAACCTACTATATTTAATATCCCAATCATTGGTATCTATCATTTCTTTTAACTCGGCTACTGTCATTGTTTTAACCACCTTTCCTTATCTCTGATTATATTATACGCCCAAAAGGGCGTAAAGTCAATAGTATATTTAAAATGTGGGGACGATTATTTTTTTTGAATAAGGTAAAATGGGAGTAGGAATAAGCAGAAAGGGTGAAAACATGGTAAAAGACGGTTGGGTGTACTGCCCTATATGTAACAATAAAACTCGGACTAAAATACGACCAGATACGGTTGCTAAAAACCTTCCCGTATTTTGCCCTGTATGCAAGAATACATCCATAATGAATATTGCAAAAGGTAAAGCAAGTGATATAGATAAAAGTGGTTTATCACCTGCAACATAACTTTAGAGCCAGACGCCAGACGCAGAGCCAAACAGATGCAAGAGTTTGTTTGGCTCTTTCTTTATATTGACCTCCCTCCTATAGCACATGTCCTTAAAAGAAACAGGTTCTAGCGCATAGCGTGAACAGCCTGGAGGTTGAAAAGCGGATGCAATTTCCGGCATGTGCGTTTTTGGACAAGTCAAGTCCTACAAAATGGCAACCGTTGGTGGACGGTTACACACCTACAAATAACCTAATAACGGAAAAGGAGAATCATCAATGAAAACCGAAGAATTAAAAGCACAGGGATTGACAGAGGAACAGATATCTTTTGTCATGGCTGAAAATGGGAAAGACCTAAAAAAGTTGCAGAAAGAAAACGACAATCTGAGCGCAGACCGGGATACCTGGAAAGAAAAAGCAGAAGCAGCAGAAACAACGCTGAAAGGCTTTGAAGGGGTTGACCTGGAGACGATGCAAAGGGAAATATCTGACTGGAAACAGAAAGCTACAGAAGCAGAAAAGAATGCCCAGGCACAGCTTTATGAACGTGATTTTGCGGATGCGCTTAAGACAGAATTTGAAGGGATTAAATTTTCCAGTGAGGCAGCAAAGCGGGCAATTATGGCAGAAGTAAAAGAGGCCGGTTTAAAGCTGAAAGATGGTAAAATTCTGGGGCTGAATGACCTTTTGTCTCAAATGAAAGAAAAAGATGCTTCGGCTTTTGTTGATGATGCACAGCAGCAGGTACAGCAGAACATGGCGAGGTTTACCGCACCAGTAGGTAAGCAGAATACGCCAGGAACTATGACACGAAAGGATATTGAAGCGATTAAAGACCCGTCTGAGCGCCAGTCTGCAATCGCCAGTAACCTACATTTATTCGGTAAAGGAGAACAGTAATGGCAGCAAAAGCCAATTTAATTACAAGTGCAGACATACAGGTTACGGCTCGCGAAATTGATTTTGTAACACGCTTTGAAAGGAACTGGCAGCACCTCCGGGATATCCTGGGGATTATGCGTCCTATTAAGAAAACACCGGGCGCGGTGCTGAAAAGCAAATATGCAGAAGGAACTTTACAGAGCGGTGCTGTAGGCGAAGGAGAGGAAATCCCTTACAGCAAATTTACAGTAAAGGAAAAGACATATGCGGAAATGACCATAGAGAAGTATGCAAAGGCCGTTTCCATTGAAGCAATTAAGGACCACGGCTATGAAAATGCCGTCCAGATGACAGACGACGAATTTTTGTTCCAGCTTCAATCGGATGTAACAGAACGATTCTATACATATCTGAATACCGGTACACTTACCGGAACAGAAACCACTTTCCAGATGGCCCTTGCTATGGCAAAAGGAATGGTAGAAAACAAATTCAAACAGATGCACCGGAATGTTACAGGTGTGGTTGGGTTTGCGAATATTCTGGATGTATACCAGTACTTGGGGGCTGCTGAAATCACTGTGCAGAATCAGTTTGGTTTCCAGTATCTCAAAGATTTCATGGGATTCAATACAATCTTTCTGCTGTCCGAATCGGAAATTGCAAGAGGAAAAGTAATAGCTACACCAGTGGAAAACATTGTAATGTACTATGTTGACCCAAATGAAAGCGATTTTGCACGGGCTGGACTGGTATATACCACAGGGGCCGGAGAAACAAACCTTATCGGATTCCATACACAGGGTAATTACAACACCGCTGTTTCCGAGGCATTTGCAATTATGGGATTAACTCTGTTTGCGGAATACCTTGATGGTATTGCAGTTATCACCATCAGCGCGGGGGGAGCGTAGCCGCCAGTAATCTATCCCTGGACGCTGACGGCGAAGATTTGACAGGGAGCAAGAAAGCAAGAAACAGATAAGGAGGAACCGGCATGGCCTATGCTGACTATGAGTTTTACACAACAAAATACTACGGCAGCGCCATACCGGATTCCCAATCATTTGATAAGCAGGCAGAACGGGCAAGCGACTTCCTTGATAAAATAACATTTGACAGATTGGTTGACGGCCTCCCAGATAATGAACGAGTGCAAACCAAAATCAAGAAAGCCGTATGTGCATTAGCTGATAAACTGTATGGTTTGGAACTGGCAGAAAAACAGGCGCTATCTGCCGCCGCGGGAAGTATAACCAGCGGGACCGGCGGCGCAACCACAGGCGTTATCACGTCAAAGTCATCCGGTTCCGAATCAATCAGCTATGCATCACCGTCAGAAATAGCTAACGGAGCTAAAGCCTGGAGTGATATATATTCTGCGGCGGGGAATAAACAGGAAACAAATAATCCCCTGTATGATACTGCAAAGGTGTATCTGATGGGAGTAAGAGATGATAGTGGCGTTCCATTGCTGTACGCCGGAATGGGGTAGATATGGATATAACGACATTGGGAACATGTGTGGCTATTGTGGCTTTAAGCTATGTGGTTGGCCTTGGATGCAAGGCCGCAAAGAAGATACCGGACGAATGGATTCCGGTTATTATGGCTGTAGTGGGTGGTGTTCTTGGCGCGCTTGGTATGGGAACTATACCAGATTTCCCGGCATCGGACTACATCACGGCTGTAGCGGTTGGCGCTATGTCTGGCCTTACGGCTACGGGAGTTAACCAGATGTATAAGCAGATGAATAAATAATGGAGGGGATACCTTATGTACAATGCCACGGTGACAGTTTTTAATTACTATGAATCATCCACAACTGGCATTGGTATTTGGTATCCCCATGTATTATCTGGCGTTGACCTTAATACCGACAAGGGCGCAATACTAAAAAAGTATGGGCCAGACAGCACGGATAATGCCGAATTACACATAGCTTATGAATTACAGGATGGTAAACAAATAATCCGTGATGCTGACGGTAAAGAATTGCCGTGGCTTCCTCCAAAGGAGTGGAGGAGACAGGTAAATGACTTGTTGGACGATACCATTACTTTTGAAGCATCGGATGATTGTTTTTTCTGGGAAGGGGTATGGAATAGCGGCCCGGTCAATGATGAAGATTATCGTGGTGGGTTTTATGCCTATATGAACAACCGGTACGACTTCGTATATTTGGTATCTTCTGTTGGAGGTCCATACTCTGTGATTCCTCACTTTGAGATATTGGGGAAATAATATGGCAAGTAAAATAACACATTTTAAAGGATTCTCTATTGTTGATGGTGATATCAACATCAAGCTCAATTTATCTCGATTTGATAAGCAATTTCAGCGCGCGCAGTATCATCTTGATGGAAATGTCATGAATAGCATGGTCCCTTTTATGCCGATGGTCACAGGCGATTTTGTGGATGTTACCAGAGCAGCGAGCGCCGCAGTACAAGGGAGCGGAAAAGTATATGCCGCATATGGCCCTGCTGGTCGTTTTTTATACCATGGTAAAACTATGGTTAGCACTGTTACTGGTAGTACCTGGGCTACAAAGGGTACTAAAAAGGTATTAGTAAGCCAATATGGAGGAAAAACCAAAGCAAAAGAGGATTTACAGTATACCAAAACAGCGCATCCTAAGGCACAGGCTAAATGGTTTGATGCAGCCAAACAAGCAGACGGTAAATCATGGATAAAGCAAGCCAAGAAAACGGCTGGAGGTGGAAAGCGTGGGTGATGAACGAAAACCAATAGGAAAAGACGCAAGCGGATATGATGTGCTGACAATCGCTGTAAAGGCTTTGCTCAATCAATTCCCTGGCTTGTATGAAAATGAAACTGTTAAATTTGAAGAATTGGGTGAGGATAGTGGGATTGCATTTTCGGCAGATAATGGAGCCTTAATCTTTTCTGAGACTGAGGATGTACTGGGCGGAGTGCGACAGACCTGCCAGTATCCCTTCTATATTATATACCGTACATCCTCCACAAAAGAGCGGCAGAAGATGAGCATACAGGAATTTCTTGATACGTTCGGGAAGTGGCTATGTCGTGAGCCGGTTGTGATTGATGGGAGTGAGCAACGATTATCAAATTATCCCACATTATCTCAGGGAAGAAAGATAACCAAAGTTACCCGTGATAACTCATACGGACTGGAACCGCAGGAAAGTGGCGTGCAGGACTGGATACTTCCTGTATCAATAGAATATAAATATGATTTTGAAAGATGGTAGAGCCAGACGCTAAGACGCAGAGCCTTGTGTGATGGCTCTATTTTTATTTGAAAGGAGATAAATAATGGTTGAACGTAAATACCTTGCGCATTATTTAGATGCTGCTTTTGATACTACTTATGCAGCAACAGAATATGCAAGGCTGGGAAAAAATCTGGAAGAATACAGTGAAGAGTTAAATCCAGATGTAAATATAACCAAAAATATACTTGGGGAGCAGTCTGTGCAGCATAGTGGATATGAAGTGCAGTCCGATGTAGACCCTTACTATTACGAAAATTATGATGATACCTTGTCAAACAAGATTATGGCATTGGCCAATACAAGAGCGACAGGAGACAAATGTAAAACAAGCATGGTTGATGTGTTGCTTAAACCAGATGCGGATGACCCGGAAGGTGCTCCACCAACGGTAGTATGGGCATACCGTGAAGATGTATATGTTATTCCCAATAGTGTAGGCGGTGATACATCCGGCATTCAGACACCATTTACAGTATACAAGGCTGGAAATCGCATTAAAGGTACATGGAATGTTGAGACAAAGAAGTTCACCACAGCTTCTAGCGCTAGTCTGAGCGATTAATGGAGGAATTATGGCAAGACAGATTACCCTTAACGACAGGGAATGGATTGAGATTGTAAATTCGGGAAAGGAAGTGACGGGGGGATTTTGGTGGAATCCATCTGATTTAGATATTGCCAAGCGTTGTGAGAATGTACTCAACTATTTTAATGGTATAGAAGTTGATAAAGAAGCAGATTTCTTTGCTATATCTGATGAAATTAAGAAGCAATTTAACTATCTTCTTGGCTCAGATAACGCCTCAGAAGAATTATTCAAGCATTGCAACCCACTTTCCCCACGTTCGGACGGAACCTTCTACGCGGAATATGTGCTTGATACATTGGTTAAGTTTATTGAATCTGAAATGAAAACCAGAATTAAGAAAAGTGAATCCCGGATTAAGAAATACACCGAGAAATATGGCCGATGAATACATACGATTTGCCGAAGTCACTTAAGGTTGCAGGAAAAGACTATGCTATTGAAAGCGATTTTAGAGTGATTATTGATATTTTGATTGATATGTCTGACCCGGAACTCAATGAATGGGAGAAACAGGAAATAATGTTCCGAATCATGTACCCGGACTATCAAGACATTCCACCAGAAGCCAAGTCAGAGGCATGCCAAAAGGCAGTTGATTTCATTGATTACAACCTGCCTCCTGGCAAACCACAGCCCAAAACCATGGACTGGGAACAGGATGCTCCTATTATTATCCCGGCAGTCAATAAGATTGCTGGGATGGAGGTAAGGTCTGTGCCATACCTGCACTGGTGGACATTCATGGGGTATTTCATGGAAATTGGAGATGGACTTGTATCTCAGGTGTGGGCAATCCGGCAGAAACGAGCCAGAGGAAAAAAACTAGAAAAGTGGGAAAAGGAATTTGAACGAAGCAATCCAGAATTGGTAAAGCTTAAGAAGATATACAGCGAGAAACAACAAAAAGAAATTAACAGTATCGAAAAATGGCTATAAGGCGGTGATGGAATGGCGGCCGATGGAAGTATAATCATTGACACAAAAATTAACTCCGATGGAATTACTGCTGGAGCGAAAGACATACAAGACGGTGTGGATCGAATGGCATTAGCACTAAAAAATGCTAATAAGGAGATTCTCAAATTTATTGATGATTATGAAAAGGGTCTTAACCAATCCACTGCATCAACCAATGAGTTTCGGAAACAAATAGAATCACTAAAAAAACAGCTTAAAAGTATGGAAAGCAAAGGATTGTATTTTGGTGATGAGGATTATGATAATACATATCTACAATTGCAGAAAGTACAACAAGCCTTAAAGGACTACAAGAAAGAACTGGTGAGTCCAACACCTGATGCAATGTCTTTTGATAGTTCGTCTTTAGAAGGACAAATAGAGCGTTTGTCAAATAAATTGGTGAAACTTCGGGAACAGGGTAAAGGGTTTGGAGACGAAACGTTTGATTCCGCGTATAAAAGTCTTATAAAAGTTCAGGAAGAACTAAAAGAATATAAAAAAAATCTCACAAAAAAAGAAGAACCCATTCAGTTGCCAATGGTGGTTGACACCTCAACAATGGAAGGACAAATTAATCTGCTCAAGGCAAAGCTTGAAGGGTTGAGGAATCAGGGTAAAGGGTTTGGTGATAGTGAATTTGATTCTACCGCTCAATCGTTAAAACGAGCAGAGCAAGCCCTTGCGGAATATAAGAATGAATTGTTTAAGACGGATGCTCAACGAGAAAAAGAAGCCGAAACAGCCAGAAATCAAGCTGAAAGGCAAGCCCAACTTAATCAAAAACTAGAAGAAACAAAACAAAAGGAAGCTGCGGCTGCTGCGGAATCTGCAAGATTGAGGTCGATTGGAGAAAGTGCTCAAATATCTACTCCTAAAGTGATAAAGATGCGCCAAGAACTTGAGGCATTGACGAATAGGCAAAAAGACCTTGAAAAAGCTGGTGTAGGGCTTGGAAATACGGAATATGACCAGAATATAAAAGAAATCAATCGCTTAAAAGGTGAACTTGATGAATACAGAAATAGTCTGGTAAAGACTGAGGATGCCCAGAATAACTTCAATAAAACTGTTAAGGACACTACAAAATCATCAAACAAAGGTAGGTCAGGGCTGTTAAGAATGATGGGAACTGGCCTATTGATGGGAGTGGTATTCCAGGGATTGTATTCTATTATGGGAGCTATGAAAGAAGGGATGGACAATCTGGCTCAATATTCCGGCGAAACCAATTCCACACTATCCAGCCTTATGTCATCTCTTACGCAACTTAAAAATGCATTTGCTACAGCATTTTCACCCATCCTTACAGTAGTTGCGCCGGCACTTAATTATCTTATTGGATTATTGACTTCGGCAGCAACAGCAGTAGCGCAGTTGATTTCTGCACTAACCGGAAAAAATAGTTTTGTAAAAGCCACAAAAGTACAGCAGGACTACGCTGCAAGTCTTGAAAAGACAGGGGGAGCAGCAAAAGAAACCGAAGGTGCACTAGCAGCCTTTGATAAATTGGATGTTGCACAGGATAATTCTGGTGGTGGTGGAAGCGGGGGAGAATTATCACCAGAAGAAATGTTTGAAACTGTCCCGGTAGATAATTCCCTTACACAAGCTATTGATATGATAAAACAAAAATGGCTTGAATTATCTGATTTATTCAAAAAAGGATTTGTTGAAGGTATAGGTGATTTATCTGTTCTGGATAGCATCAAAGATAGTATTTCCAGCATAAAAAGTAGTCTATTAGATATTTTTACAGATAACAGTGTGACAGCGGCATTTCAAAAAATGGTTGATACACTGGTTTACAATGCTGGAAGAATTGCTGGTTCCTTTGTATCTGTTGGCTTAACAATCGCAGATAACATACTGGGGGGATTTTCCAAGTTTCTCAACCAAAATAAAGACCGGATTAAATCTTACCTAATATCTATGTTTGATATAGCAAGTTCTATTAGCACAATACAGGCCAATTTTGCTGTTGCAGTAGCTGATATATTTACAGTGTTTCGTAGCGATACAGCAAAGCAAGTTACAGCAGACATAATTAGTATATTTTCTAATACTTTTATGGGGATTAATGAACTTGTTGGAAAACTGTTTCGTGATGTTATAAACCTTATTCTTACTCCTTTTACTGAAAATGCAGATGCTATAAAAGATGCACTTAATAATACCTTAGCTCCGGTTGAAGAAGTATTGGGAACAATTGCAAATAGTGTTGCAAATACATTTGATGCATTTAACCGAATGTATGATGAACATTTGGCTCCTTTATTTGAATCACTCAAAGATGGATTAAGTGATATTTTGACATCATTACTTGATGGATATAATAAATATATTGCTCCGGTTCTCGATAAGATATCAAAAAGATTTACAGAAGTATGGGAAGGAACAATACAGCCTTTAATTGAGAATGCAATAGGATTAATAGGTGATGTAGCTGACTTAATAAAAGCTGTATGGGAAAATATATTACAGCCCGTAGTAAATTGGTTTGTATCAAACATGTACCCTGTAATTGCTCCAATTGTGGAAGATTTAGCAAGCATTTTTTTGACTAACTTTGAAGATATAGGTAATATTTTTAATGATTTTATGGATACAGCCAGAGCAGTCATACAGTTTATTACATATATTTTTTCTGTTGATTGGAACAGTGCATGGGAAGGAGTAAAGAAAAGTTTTAAGGAAACATTTGAATCTCTTCCTGGAATTGTAAAAGGGGTTATTGAAAAAGTAATTAGTAGTGTTGAAACAATGATAAATGGTGTAATTCGTTCAATTAATTCTTTGAGTTTTGATATTCCGGATTGGGTACCCAAGATAGGAGGGCAGACTTTTGGATTTCAATTAGACGAAGTACACCTTCCTCGCTTGGCATCAGGAACCGTAGTTCCACCACGGGCAGGAGAGTTTGCTGCTATTCTGGGAGATAACCCAAAGGAGACGGAAGTGGTATCTCCCTTGTCAACTATGAAACAAGCCCTTAAAGAAGCAATTCTTGAAGTAAACGGAGTTGGTGGCGGAGATATCCACCTTACTGTAAACCTCGAAGGAAAGGCCATCTATGATACTGTAGTTAAGAGAAACCGCATGGAGAAGAACAGAACAGGGAGCAATCCACTATTAGTGTAAGGAGTGAGCGGTATGCAGAAGGATTACAGGGGATATCTAGTTATGTTTGGAAGTCATCAGCTTCCCAATTCTTTTCTTACTCGTTATGCCTCAATTCCTGACCAGAGGATTGAAAAAAAAGCCTGGAGGGATAACACGGAGGCTCTTCAACGTGTTACCTCTCCAAATTATAAAACAACATTAAACCTAGAAATCCGACCGCTGACTCAGCGAGAAAAAGACCTTTGGAACAGCATAAAGGCAGACGGAATTTTGGATGAAACGCAGCGTAAGTATTCAGTTACATATTGGAACTTAGATACATGTGTGTATGGAACGGGTGAATTTTATGTTCCTGACACGGAATATGCAGTTAGCCATATATATGACAATGAGACAGGTGATATGCAATATGAGGCATTTACCCTGGAAATGATTCAGTATTAAGTGTAGGTGCTGATATGTTAGATGTAGAACAGAAATTCAAGGATTTATATAATTCATATGGTGGAAAGAAACTTAAATTAATGTTCTATAAGGATGATTACAGAGCATTGTACCCATCAGAGACATTATTTCCATCAGAACAGCTTTACCCATCAGAAATGGATTCTGATTCGATAGATTTCGTCATTTCTGATGATATGATACAGTCTGACAGCATGAAGATAATGGAAAGTCTGTCATCGAAAGAGGATTTAAGCTTTGGCGCATGTGAATGCTCGCAGTTTGAGATTGTTGTGTCAGGACTGTCAAAAAACATTGCGGGAAAAGAATTCCTTGTATCTGAACAGTTCGGAGAATATGAACTTGTATTGGGACTTTTTACGGTTGATTCCACACCCAAGCAGGAAGATAAGGATACCAGAAAAATCATTGCATATGACCGTATGAAACGCTTTGATGCGGATGTATCGGGGTGGTATAATCTTCTGTCATTTCCGATGACATTAAAAGCATTTAGAAATTCTTTGTGTGAGTTTGTTGGAGTGAATGAAGTAGAAAACACGGAATTAATAAACGATGATATGGAAGTAGAAAAGACACTTAAACCATCATCACTTAATGGGAGGGATGTATTAAAGTATATATGCCAAATCAATGGCACATTTGGAAATATTACTAAAAATGGTGAACTAAGATATGTTTCTGTACCAAAGAAAGATGATATAAGTGTAGAAATCACCGTATATAAGACCGTTGAGAGCGAAGAATACAATGTACCAGATATTGACACGGTGAAAATACAGCAGGAAGATGGGGACATAGGCGGAACCAGTGAAGGTGATGGGAATAATGTCTATGTCATTGAAGGAAATCCGCTTGTGTATGGAAAAAACACATCCCAAATGATTACGATTGCCAATAACATAAAATCTGTGATAAGCAGCATATCTTATTGTCCGGCAGAAATATCAACAAATGGTTCACCATGGATTGAAGTGGGAGACAGAATTAAGATAGTGACTTCGGATGGGATTATAAATACCATTGTCATGAAACGAGATTTGACAGGTATACAAGGTGCAATGGATTATTTCTCTAGCACGGGAAGTCAAGAACTCGAAAGAAAGTTTAACATAGAAAGCGAAATCATTCAGGTAAAAGGGCTATCTGCAATTTTAAAGCGTACAGTTGAGGAAGTATCCAATGAATTAACCAACCTTGAACAGGAAACCACATCAAAATTCACTCAAACAGCCCATGAAATCTCGCTTATGGTGAAAAAGGGGGATGTTACATCACAAATAAACTCCGAATTAAAGGTGACAGGGAATGCCATCGAACTCACAACAGGGCATTTTACAATTAATGCTAAAAATATGACTGTTGATAGTGGTGGAAATGCTACTTTTTCTGGTACTGTGTCTGGCGCGTCAATTGTCAGTAGTAGCATAAATATTGGAAATGGTAATTTCACCGTTAATTTAAGCGGAGCGGTTGAGGCTAATAATGCAAAAATTACAGCAGCTACATTTAATGCCACTGGCATTATATATGCTGAAAGAGGAATAGTTTGTAATGGAGAAATAGAGGCAGACATAGGGTCTCTTGAAAAAATAAACACCCAGAGCATATATTGTACCGGTATGGTATATGGTGGTGGATGGACACAAATATCTGACAGGAGAGAAAAGCGGGATATACAGAACATACCTCCAGATACATGTATTGAAGTAATAAAAAGGTTGAAACCTGTCGCTTACACGTTGATTGATAATGGAATTAGGGGGACGGGTTTCATCGCTCAAGATGTCAAGGAAATATCAGATGAAATGAACCTTGATTATCAACTTGTAAGCTATTTTTCGGAACACAGAAGGTATGGTATAGAATACAAAAATTATATTGCGTTTCTGACCGGAGCTGTTCAACACATATTGGAAAGGTTGGGAGAATGATGGATAAAATTGTAGTGTTCAAATATGAGGATGTGCGTAGGTTGGCAGACTGCATCAACTCCATACAAGTATCTGGCTTTGAAAATGCCAAGCTTATTTCGATGGCGGCCAATATCATTGACACTGGAAGAATAAAAAATAAGGATAGCATGGATGCGCGCATCGCTCGGGGCCCTCCTCGCTGACGTCGAGCGCGCCCTGCCCGGCGCCCGGGTCCACGCGGCCATC